TGCTAATGGTGATGGTGAGCGTGTATTAGAGATTGATGACGCTATTGATGAGCTTAAACAAGCCCGTGTAGAAGAGAAGAAAGAACAAGCAGCACCTTCTAATCAACCTGACCCAGTATTCGCAGATTGGAATGACGAAAACAAATGGTTCGGTAAAGACACAGAATTGACAGAAGAAGCTAATTTGATTGGTGAGAGCTTAAAACGCCGTCAGCCTAATCTTATTGGTAAAGACTTCTTAGATGAAGTGACTAAGCGTGTTAAGAAGATGTATCCTGAGAAGTTTACTAACTCTAACCGTAACCGTCCAAGTCCTGTAGAAGGAAACTCTCCAAACAAGTCAGCAAGTAGAGGCGGCAAGTCATTTAATGATTTACCTGCAGAAGCTAAAGCAGCTTGCTTAAAGTTTGAAAAGGGTGGCTTATTAAGTCGTGAGCAATATGTCAAAGAGTACTTTGGCGATTAAATTTAATTAATACTACTTGACATCTATTGTCAACTAGGATTTACAATTATAAAATAGTTAGGAGTATCAAAAATGGCAACAAGAGGCAAAACACAAAGTAGTCCTGAAACATTAGTTAGATCAGAAACCGATAGAGGTTCAGACAATGTGCGTTCACAGGCACAACGTCCACGCAGAAGTTCTTTTGGTGTTCCAAGACTAACTTTGGCAGTACGGAACAATATACCTGGTTATCACCTATGTTGGATGAATGACGATGGTAATGTTCAAAATGCAATAGATAGCGGATATGAATTTGTCTTTAGAGGCGAAACAGAGTTAGAGAATGGCATATTGCCGTCAAACATCGACCAAACAGACAAAATCAAACAAAAGGTAGGCACTACAGCAAGCAATGAACCCCTATATGCGTATTTGATGAAAATCAAACAAGAATGGCACGAGGAAGATATGGCTGAGATTGAAGCGCAGAATAGAATGGTGGAAGACGCTATTGCTGGTGGAAATATTAACGGTGACGCAGGTCAAGATGGGAAATACGTATCCCGTATCTCGATTAAGCGCACTTAATTTTTAAATTTGTTAACTAAAGGTTAAACATGGCAAACATTAATGCACCATTTGGCTTTTCAGCCTATATCTATGGTACTAGTGGCACGAATAACCAACAACAACGTGTTTATTACATTCCTTCAACAGATACTTCTGCGTATTATGTTGGCGACGTAGTTTACACAGTTGACGGTGGCGATGCTCAAGGTACTCCTGCAGTTGCTAAGTGTACTTCTGGTCAAGTTCCTCGTGGAACAGTGACTGGCGTATTATTAGCTAACCCAAATAACCCTTCTATTCAAGGTGTTAACTTGGACTTAACTATCACTAGCGTTCCAGCTGCTAAAAACAACGCATACTATGTATTCGTTAACGATGACCCAGATCAAGCATATTTGATCCAAGGTGATAGTACAACTTTTGCAACAACTGACTTGAACAAGAATGCTTCTTACACAGTAGCAGCTCCTTCTCAAGCTAACCAAGTTTCTGCAACAGTATTAACTGGCACAACTACTTCTTCTACTGCAGTTTTAAAGATTTTAGGTATCGAGCCTATCTCTACAAACTCTTTAGGCCCATACACTCGTTTCATCGTTGTATTCAACAATGCTGAACTTGAGCGTCCAACAGCTGGTATTTAATTAGGAGAATAGAAAATGGCTGGTTTAATTACAACTGGTTCGTTCCCGAAAGCTCTCTGGCCTGGTATTAAGGCTTGGTGGGGCCGTTCATACAACGAACATCCAATCGAATATACAGACTTATTCGACACAACAACTTCTGACAAATCATACGAAGAATATGTACAAGCTACAGGCTTCGGTTTGGCTCCACAGAAACCACAAGGTCAAGGCGTTGCTTATGACTCAGAACAACAAGGTTTCGTAACTCGCTTGACAAACGTAGCGTATGGCTTAGGTTATATCGTTACTCAAGAAGAGTTGGCTGATAACTTGTATGAAGTTGTTTCTAAGCGTCGTGCAGCTGCTAATGCTTTCTCTATGCGTCAAACTAAAGAAAACATTGGTGCTAACGTATACAACAACGCTTTCAGCAATACATATGCTGGTGGTGACGGCGTATCTTTATTGAATGCTTCTCATCCAAATACATCAGGTGGTACTTGGTCTAACTTGTTAAATACTGCAGCTAACTTGTCAGAATCAGCTATCGAAAACTTGATTATTCAACAGATGTTGGCAACTAACGACCGTGGCTTACGTATTAATCTAATGCCTAAGAGCTTAGTAGTACATCCAAGCAACTGGTTCGAAGCTAACCGTATCATGAAATCTGTTTATGCTTATAACACAGCATCAGGTTCAAGTGACGGTACTTCTTCTAACGCTGTGAACGTACTACACGCTACAAATGCATTGCCTGACGGTATCAAGATGAACCACTACTTGTCATCAACTAAAGCATGGTTTATCCGTGCTCAAGTTCCTGCTGGTACTGGTATGATCTATCAAGAACGTGAAAGTATTACTTTCGACCAAGACAATGACTTTGACACAATGAATGCCAAAGCTAAGTCTTACGAGCGTTATGCGTTCGGTTGGGGTGATCCACGTGCATTGTGGGGTACTCCAGGCGTTTAATACACGTCATTGAGAGTGACTTCCCCCTAGTTCTCAAAAGGTTCTAGGGGGTTTTTTCTCTAATATATTTAAAGGACTAATATGCCAAACAAAAAATTAAGAGAAGGTCAGTCAATCGGTATGAACGTGAAGGCTCTTGTTCAAAAGCCGACTAAAGACAGAGTTAAGAACCCTAAGCAACCAATGAAGGCAAAGAAACCTAAAGGCGGATACTAATCATGGCTAGCGAACTAAAGGTTCAAATCCTTAACGATGGCTTTAAGAATACAAGCATTAAAATTGATGGTTATGTAAATGCCGTTGATTTAACAAGTCAAACAGTTCTAAATTTATCTTCTTTATCTCAAGTAGATGGATTTGGTAACTTGGCTAGTACAATGCGTGTTAATCGTATCAACTTTGACGTTGAAGATAATCTTCAGGTTGATTTGGATTGGGGCGGTGCTACGCCTACTAATATTTGGAGATGTACAGGTCGTGGAGAAATCAAAGGTAAACCATTTGGTGGATTCCCTGACAATGCTACAACACCTAATGGTACGATTACATTGACTACTCAAGGTGGCGCAGCTGCATCAATAAACCTATCATTTACCATTGTTTTAGAGGTTGTGAAAGCTAACTAATATGCAAGTAACTAACATTAACGCTAAAAGTATAGAACTAGTTGCTACGATCACTCGTGCAGATGGAACTGTGGAACAATTAGGTGTTATTGATTACTGGCATAAAAACCCAATTAAAAGACTAATTTGGAGCCTTAAAAAGCTCTTTAGGAGAAAGTAATGTCCACAATTATTGTTAATACGGGTAAAGCAATCATCACCAATTATCTAAACGGTGGTGCTGCAACCCAACCTAAATATATTGCTTGGGGAACTGGTTCTGGAACTCCTGCTGCTACAGATACAACTATTTCTACAGAAGTGTTGCCTCGTGTATCAGGAACAACTAGCCAAGTAACTACAAGTACAACTAATGACACATATCAAGTTGTAGGAACTCAAACAGCAGCTACTGGTGAGACTATCACCAATGCAGGTCTATTTGATGCTTCTACTTCAGGTAATTTGTTCGTTGAAGGTAACTTTACAGGTATTCCACTGAGCACTGGCGACAGTATTCAGTTTACTTTTAAAGTACAATTTAGCTAATCTTCCAGACCCTCTTCGGAGGGTTTTGGACTTTCATAAGGATCAGTAATGTTTGGAATGTCTCCTATAGGTCAGCAACCATTTGCCTCAGAGCCTAAGAACGCATCCCAAAGTTTATCGGTCAATGAAACAACCTCATCATCTATAAGCCTTAAAAACAGCTTCTACAGGACTTTAACTTATGTAATGACAGAAACTGTGTCTATAGTTAAAAACATCACTCATACGCTCTCCTATGCAGTCACAGAGGCCGTTACACTAGTAAAGTTACCAATCAAACTTCTTCAATATACCGTCACTGAGACAGCATCCCTTGTAAAGAAGGTCGGTAAGAATCTCGCAACTATTGTAGACTTTGTTCTTGTATTTCTTAATGAGACTTCTACGCATTATGTCTCGT